TAAAATCATAATTCCCATATTAAAAAATTCACCACAATTATACTTATCCCATTTCCAATCTACATCTTTAAGTGTTAAGTACTGCATTTGAGAATAATTTATAATCTTTCTTCGATAAGTTTCTGTAATAGGCATTTCTCTTTCACAAACAAATCCTGCATTATATTCTGAAGATAAAGACTCAAATACATTTGGACTATTTGGTCTAATCCAAACATCTGCATCTATTATAGCAATTTGATCGTAAGCTGGAAAGTAAGAAAAAGCGTTTTCTTTTTCGTATATAGGTAAAAAGCCACCGTGTTTCTCAAAGGATTCAACACTCCTATTCATGGCAAACACGTCTGGCTTTATTCTAAGTTTTGGTATTGTTTGAATTACATGATCTATGTTATGTAATTTGCAATAATTTTTTACTGAGTCTATGCAATGCTCATACAATCTAGATTTTCTTCCTAGACATACTTGATATATTAATTTTTTCATTTCACCAGAATCCTAATATTCTTCCATTTCCTATAATAATAAACAAACAAGTTATAATATGTAATAAGATCCATGCAGATCGTATAAGTAGCATGTATATATCATAAGGTTCAGTTTTTTCATCTGAATATGATCCCAAAGAATACAACCATATTCTATATAAATTTTTCATAATTTATTTTTTATTGTCACTATTCCTTGCAAAAGCTGAAGTTGCCATAAATGTTGCTACAATACCTAAGTTAGCTACAACATATGTTGATAATAGTGCTGTAACCATTTCAATTCTTGCATTTGGTATTATAGGCGACATGGCTACAAGTATCAATGCAATAGATGATATTGATGAAACCCAACATATTAATCTTTGTTGGTCTTGCATCTTATCATTATTTTCAAGTTTAATCATTCTCTCTGTCATAGCAATCTCTTCATCAGTAACTACACCATCTCCATCAGTATCAGCTTGTTCCCAGAGGCTTCCCTTTTGTAGTTTCTTGGCCATTGAGTTCTCCTAAAAGTGTTTTACAAATATCTTTAGCTCTACTAAAGTTATTACGTAATGAGTTAGATTTATAGCCATATTTATAAAACCATGCGAAGCTTTCTTGTAAACCTGTTTTAACTTCATCTGGAACATTATAATCTTGTACTATATCTTCATACTCAGATCTTAAATTTAAATAAGTAGCTAATGACATCACCGTAAATCTCCTCTGCCTATAAGATCTTCTAATTGCCTAAGATCAACTTTAAGTTCTTCAACTCTTTCTCTCAAGACACTCACTGCTGTCCTAAGATGGCCAGTGTCTTCTGGCTGATACCTAGATTCTAATAATCTAATTTCTTCTTGTAGTACAGTAATATAATCAATTTTCATTATTGATGTTTCTGACATTTGACTCTCCTAACCATTTCACTAAGTTATTATATGTTCCAAGGTGTGTATCTAAATCATCCCATATCTGAGGAACTGTTTTCAATTTTAATGCTTTTAATACCATTTTATCTTCATAAGATTCATCGATATTAATTTCCTTATACATAATATTATTTTCTTTCAATAATTGTTTTGCTTTAGTACACCAACCACAATCATCTTTTGTATATATTTTAAACATTATTTTATAAATTTAGTAGTGTAAGTTTTATTTCCATATTGAAATGAAAATGTACTATAGTCGTAAACTTCTCTTCGAGTTTCATTGTATCTAGTTTCTACAACACACTTATCTTGTTTAGCTTTTTCGTTTGCAAATATAGTACCAATTAAAGCTCCAATTGCTCCACCATTTTCTTCGCCTTTAATATTATTACCAATAGCTCCACCTATAATAGCTCCTGATAATAAATCGCCTGCTGATGCGCCTGATTGATTACCTTTTTCGCAAATCTCAACTCTGTAAGGTTGCCTATCTATAACAATTTTAAAATGGTCTTTTATATCACTAGTAACTGTTACAGTTTGAGAAAAAGCATATGCACTAAAAAACAAAAATGTTCCAAAGAACATTACAGTGCCTAATATAATTGCAGTTATAGTTTGATGATTTTTAAAAAAATTTATGAATTTCATATCCATGTTTCCCCTATTACATATTCGTAAACTTCTTTCCAATTTTTCATAATTGGAGTTGATCCTGTGTCCTCAGTCTTAATATGAGGATGCGCTATTAGTATTGAATCAAATCCTAATTCACTACCAATTTTTGCGTTTCCGACTTTATCTTCAATCCAGTAAGCTCCTGGATATATTGTAGATAGTTCTGCTAAAACTTCAGTTTTGTCAGCACCTGTATCTAAATAGATAAAATCTTCGAATACTTCTTTACCAAAGATCATCTTAAGGTTTTTAGTTCTTAACTTTTGAGCATAAGGATCTTTTGATAAAGATGAAACTACTAAGAACTTATAGCCATGTTCTTCATATAGTTTTCTAACATATTTATAAGAATCATATAATGGAGGAAGATAACCAATGTTTGCAGATTGGTTGAACATTTGAATAAAATGAGTAATCTTTTCTTGATCTATACCATATCTTACAGTTTGATCATATTGTCTAACATCACCTTTGGCATATATACCTTGCCTCATCATCCAAGCATCGAATGTATCTCTCCAGTTGAGAAGTACACCATCTGTATCAATAAGAATTATTTTTGGATCCATTATCTTGACTCCATTTCTTTTTCAAATTCTTCGTATAATTTGAAAGCTTCTTCGTTAGTTTTAAACCCATAGTCTGAAGCAAAATCCATTGAAGAACAAAAATGTACATTACCTGATATTTTAGCTTGTACACAAATGTCTGCTAACATTCCAGCTGTTTTAGCCCAGCCTATTTTATTTCCAGGTCCGTGGAAAATATTAAGTCCGCCGTTTTCTGCATCTATAAAAATTGTTTTTGTCATTTTTTCTACTCCTAAAAATTAATTACCTTATATAATCATTATATCAAATTATTTTGACAATGTATATAGTTAATTTCATTTTAAAAGAAAAAAAGTAAAAAAAGTTAAATACTGTAACAAATTTGTTACAGTTTATGGTCTATACATTTTTCTGTGAGTGTATTCTTTGATAGTATCTTTTAGCATTGGAATCCAATTATCTCTATGCTCTTTGTATGTTACAGGATGGAAATTATCTACATCCATTATAACTACTAAGTTAGTTACTGGCATACCACTTCGTTCTTCCCACATAACAGCATATGCTGCTAATTGACAAAAGTATGCAGGAATATCTGCCTTTTTCTTTGGTCTACGAGAAGTTTTAAAATCTATAACTGTAGGAACTCCATGCCATTCTGCTACACAGTCACAGGTACCAGCTAATTGTAAATGATCACTATATAAAGGAACTTCGTTGCCATAAATTTTACCAAATCCTCTATGGAACAACGGTTTTAAATTTTCTAATGATTGTTTGATATGTGGCATAAAGTCTGTAGTATCTTCATTCTTTAAGTATTTCTCAACAATAGAATGGACTGCAGTGCCACGTTCTCTAGCAACCTTTCCTATTTGTTCTGCCTTAGCTTCACCAACCTTAGCTTTCCAAGCAGCTATCTTTTCTTCTCCTAAGATACTAAGAACAGTAGTAACAGAAGGATAAGCATTCCCATCAAGCGAAACGTATCTCCGTCCATCAGGACTATCCGTTCTATCCAATGTTTCATAACCAATATCAATTTTTTCATGTATAAATTCCATTTATTTTCCTTAAGTTTCAATAGTATTATTTTTTGCAGAACCCTTTTTAATTTGATTTAATCTATCTCTAAATCCATCTGGGACTCTTGATCGTAGACTTCCAACACCTGATACAATATTAGGTGGAACTAATTTTCTTTCCCACTTACCAGTAGCTATCATAGCTTCTAGTTCATTAAAGGAACATGTTATTTCTGTTTCTTTACCAGTAGATTTTTCAATTAGACTATATATTGGCATTTTTCATCTCACCTATTTCTTTAATCCTAGATTTAAAATAGTCTATAAGAGTATCTGGGCTAGGATGATAGAATGTGTTGTTTTTTATTCTAGCTTCTATATTTTCTATTTCTTCTAAGAAAGCAGATCGTAGCATTAAATCTCTTCCAGTGATAATGTTATTATCTTTAGTGATTTTATATATAGATGCCATAATACTATTATATCTAATTTTAAAAGCAATGTAAATAGTTTTTTTTATTAATAATGTACTAAAGGTTTTTCTTCACTATCTTTGATTAATCCTGGGAACGCTTCTTCAACTACTACTTTTGAAATACCTTCAGGCTTTTCTTTATTGATTACTTTTATAACTAATTCAGCGTCATTAGGATGTATACCTTCTAACATAGCTATAAAGATATTTTCTCTTTTGTAAGCTGGCAATTTATCTCCAGCTCCACCTTTAACTAAATATTTAAATTGACGATTTTCTCTATTTAATGTAGCCGGGTGATTATGTTCTAGTGATGGTGTGTATGGTGGTGGAGATCCTGTTGGAAGATTCCATTGAATAGTACTATCAAAAATACCTCTTAATACATCTTTTAAAGCCCAAGATACATTCTCTTTTAATACTTTAACTTTATCAGCTCTGTTTCTTTTTTTACCAGAGTTTTCTATAATTTCCCACACATCTAGTTTTCTGGGTGGTTCGTTTTCTGTAACTGCCATAATATGCTCTCCTTGCTCAAATGTTTTGAGTTTATTCTGCAATGAATTATTTCATTATAATAATCATCTCTTAATAGTACATGATTATCGAATTGTAATTTTGATTCCCAGTAAGAACATTCTCCTTTAGATTTGCACAATTTGAGAATTTCCCTATGGAATCCTTTAAATCCTTTTTCTTCAACTAATTCTTGGATTTTTCTATTAGAACCATAATAATCTTTCCAATTAGATTCAGTTACGACTCTTCTATTTTTCCCTTTGACTTTCTTTTTACGATTTGACCAAAATAATTTTTTACCGATATATTTTTTACCAGTATCTTTTTCAGTTATTTGATAAACAAATCCTACTAAACTATCATTAGGATAATGTTCTAGTTGAAATTTTTCGCCTTTGTAATACCACATATATTATATATCATCTTCGTCTTCTTCCTCGTTGATGACAATTGCCGCTGCTGATTGTCCACATATTGGACAAAAGCTAGGTTCAATTTCAGATACCACATGTGACTCTTGCTCACAGCTTTGGCACTCAATGAGATATTCGTTCATCTTAGAAATCTATTTCACATTCACCACTTGCACATGCTGCTGCACCAGTAGTATCAATGTCGGTAAACTTCTTTTTTGTTACATCATCTAGCCATTCTATCTTTTTTAAATTAGATTGAATTTTTTCCCATTTATGTAGTAGATAAGAATCTTTTAAACAGTATTCAGTCTTTTTGATATTGCTATTCATATAGTTATCTGAGAAAGAATTAAATCTTCGTACCCAATCCTTTTTAAGAACATTTTCTGAAGTTTCTAAAGATATATCTTCACCCATTCCTTGAGCTGTAGAACATGCGGTCCAAAGATTATCAAAAGCTTTTAACGCATCAACTACTAAACCACTTGCAAAGATTGCTCCAGTACCATATTCTTTAACCATTTGTTTAGCATCAATCACTGCAGTGTTAGGAGCTTGGTTATAGTCTTTATCACCTGTCATAGGCAAGAAAGAAATACCCGCAAAATGATTCCTGTTTTTAAATACATAATTTTCTACTTCATTCCAATCATCTACAATAATTGTATTTGAAACATTATGTCTTAAACCTTTATCAGCACAAAGATCTTCATTAGTTCCTGCAACTACCCAATTTTGTTGAGCTTTCTTAACTAATTCTAAATGTTTAACACCTAGTAAGTCATCTTTGTAAATTGATCCTTTCTTTGGTAAGATTGGAAAACTAATAACATAATCTGTACCTCCTGCTGACCATACTGAATCTTCAATCATATATGGATTACTTTTTAATATTGCTTGAGATATCTCTGATTCTTTTGTCATCTGAACATTTCTAATATACATCTTACTGTGTTCAGCATGGATACCAGAAGCTGTCTGCAATAGAACCGATGCGTTACCTGAAGGTTTGACACAAGTAGTTCTGGCTGCTGGATTAATACCAATAACAGTTGCAACTTCTTTATTGACTTCTTTAACAATCTTAGCTCCCTTTTGTAAAATCTTATCGTTGAAAAGGATATCAGGATTATTCATCCACCCAGTTATAGAAACTCCAAGTAAAGCTTCTCTGTCAAATATTTCTTTTGATATTGGTTGAATAAATTTAAAGTCTGTATAACCAGCTTGTAGAGTTCCTAATATAGAAGCAGCTCTACACGCTTTATAAAAATTCTCTTCACTTGTACATTTACCACCATTAATTTCTGTTAGGTTACATCCTTGCCAACCAGACTTACCATCTTTTTGAGGAAACATTCCAATTTCAACACACGGATTAGTCGTATGCTCTTTTGAATCGACAAAATAAAATCCAGGCTCTCCAAACTGTTTCACAGATTCCATGATCTTATTAAATTGATCTTTAGTTATTTCATCTCTAACTATCACTGCAGAGTTATTAGATCGTCCTCTTTGAGGATTATCTATAAACCAATTTCCAGTTTTGGCATTCATCATTTCATCATCATCTGGAGAAAACAAACAAATTGTAGCCGATCTTCTTACTCCACCTGATAACACTGCATCAGATGCATGCATACATATATCATATACATGTATTGGATTAAGTTGAGTTTCTTTGCTAGCTAAAACCAATCCTTGAATTAAATACTCTACTCTATCTAAACATCTTCTTAATCCATCTGGTCCTGGAGCTTTAAATCCACCAGATATCAATGCACCAGCCGGTCTTATTTGAGATAAGTCAAAGAATATTCTTCTTCCTTCAAACTCTGGATATTTTCCACCACCTACAAAATATGAAGACAACAAAACATCTAAAGCTGAAGCCCACCCTTCAATAGAATCTTCTACTACATAACCTTTAGCTTGTTTATTTCTAAGTTTGATTTTAGGTAATTTATTTACATGATGTTTCTGTACAGAGAACCCTGCTC